CCAGAGCCATCGCCAGTGAAAAATGCTTCTTCTTCCTTGTTACCGATACGACGTGCGAACTCTCTGGAGATGTAGGCTTCAAGGTCAAACACAGAGTCATTCAGCAGTTCCTCGGAAACCTTTATCAAGGTGCCCAGCTTATATGCCCCAATAGATACCTGACCAAAGCTGTCATCGCTCTCAGGAATGGTTCCTTCCTCGTCGATCCATGCGGCAGTACCTTTAGTAGCAACAACTGGTATTTTTCTATCACCAGAAGAAGTGGTGATAACGTTGGCCAGAGTACGGAAGATATTCTCATCCTCAAGTGCTTCTACAAGAGTACGCTCAAACTCATCGGGAACCAGATAGCCTCCCTCTGAATCAGTACCGATTTGAAGGGCATTTCTTACGGTTGGATCAAGTCCTTCTCCTGCACGAGTACGCATAGCACTCCAGAAAGCTTTTTTGTACTCTGCGGATGCACGACCAGTCTTTTCCTCAGCCACCTTGGAAGGAGCATTTGTAATAGGGTTGCTGGTAGCTTTGGAAAGCTCTAAATCAATTACTGCTTGACGCTCAAGACGTTCGATTTCCTTGCCCAGAGCCACAACTTCGTTTTCCATTTTTTCATAGGTAGCGGTATCCTCGGCTGACAGAAGCCCATCACCGCCACGCTTGGCGTCAAGGAACGCTTTTGCAGCATCCCACGCCTTTGCACGCTTTTCACGCAGTTCAAGAATCTTATTCATTTTGATGTTCCTCCTTCAAATTAGTGAGAAATTAAAAAGAGCCGCTTTTCCAGCTGCTCTATTGGGGTACCGGTTTTCGGTTTGGGTTTCTTGGGCATCTTCCCAAGCAGAGAGTTGTACACCGCTGCGCGAGAGAATATAAGGCCTTGTCCTGTGTCCAGAGGAATGCGCTCATCGTTCTCCATGAACAGAACTTTATCTGCAAATCCGAGTTCAATAGCCTTATTCGCATTCATCCATGTCTCAGCATCCATGAGATGGGAGATCTTTGCTCGCGAAAGGCCTGACTTCAGTTCGTATGCGTTGATGATGCTTTCCTTGACCTCATCCAGCAAGGCCTTGGCACGGAGCATTTCCTCGCTATCACCGATGGCGATTGTCGAAGGGTTATGGATCATCATCATGGATACCGGCGACATATATACATCGCCACCAGCCATTGCAATTACAGAAGCGGCGCTTGCAGCAAGGCCATCAATTTTAACTGTGACCTTGCCGGTATAATCCATCAACATGTTATATATCTGCGCAGCCGCAAACACATCCCCGCCTGGCGAGTTAATCCAAACCGTGACGTCACCTGTGCCTGCCATCAGTTCGTCTCTGAACATCTTTGGCGTCACTTCGTCGCCATACCAGGTCTCGTCTGAAATTTCTCCGTTGAGGTATAAGGTGCGTTCTCCGGTAGTTTCATCTCGTACCCAATTCCAAAATTTCCTCATTGGCTGTTAACCTCCTTTTGATAAAAATTGCCTGCCTGTGAAAGAGGGAGCATGTTACCGTTCACCAGATACAGGTCTCCGCCTTCTTCAGCAGGAATACGATTCATATCTTCAAGCTCCCGAATATCATTCGCTGACAGCCAGCCATTCTGCCGTCCAACTGCATATCCGTTCATCCGGCTCTGGTAGTCACCACGAAGCAGACCGTCAACATTGAACTTGATGAAGATTGAGTTCTTCTCAGATGGCAAGAGTAACGATTGCTGAAGACTCTGCTCCCATCGCACCACCCATGGGTTAAGCGTGTATTTTACGAACTCCAGTGATTGCTGCTCAATGTTGGAGAAGCTGGACTTTTCAAGGTCACCCACCATGTGCGGAGGTATACGGAATATCCTTGCAATTTCGTTAATCTGGAATTTTCGTGTCTCCAAGAATTGAGCCTGCTCCGGAGGAATACCGATTGCTTGAAACTTCATTCCTTCCTCCAGCACAGCGATTCTATGGGCGTTTCCGCTTCCTTGATAAGCGCTGTTCCAACTGTCCTTGACTCTCTGGATGTCCTTGATTACACCAGGGTGCTCCAGTACGCCACCTGGATTTGCTCCGTTTGCGAAGAAAGAAGCACCGTATTCTTCAGTCGCAAGCGACATGCCGATGGCGTTTTTAGCCATAGCAATAGGACTGTATCCTATAAGTCCGTCAAAGCCAAGACCGGGTATGTGGAGTATCTCATCTCTGCGGAGTATCACTGTTCCGCTGTTGGGATTGATCCGACTTTCTTCGGAATTCCTGCGGTAGGTATATATCAGTTCTCCGTTTGTAGCTCTGCTAACTTCCATCTTGTTAGGAAGCAGTGGGTACAGTGCAATAGGCTGTCCGCGACCATTCCTTAAAATCTGCGCATAGGCATTGCCCCAAAGTAAAAGATGACTCATCAGTGTTTCTCTGAACACAAATGAAGTCATCTCCGGGTTAGGTTCGTTATGGAGCAAGTAGTATAACGGGTGCTGTGGTATACGTTCTTTGCTTCCATCCATTCGGTATTGGTAGACATGTAACGGAAGTCCGGCTATGGCCTCGGATAATATCCTCACACAGGCATACACTGCAGCTGATTGCATTGCCGTCCGTTCGTTGACTGTCTTTCCACTAGTAGTGCTGCCAAACAGAAACGAAAATGCACTGCCAATACGATTTTTAGGCTTATCACGTGATCGAAATAAACCTGAAAATATACTCATGTAGATCACCTCCGAAAAATGGCATGAAAAAGACACCGCCGAAGCGATGCCTATAAATTGACCTATTCTTTTAAATGCTATATCAACCCGTATTTCTTAGTTACTTCCTTAATATCTTTGACCCATTCTTCTAACGGTAGTATTTCGTTTCGTTCATTTGCTCGAATAGCTTCCCGTGCGACATCTCGTATAATAATGAGAACAGCATCAAGTTGTTCGAGTATGAATTTTCCATTTTCACCAAGCTCAGCATCGAGACTCTTTTCAGACTCTTTAAATTGGTACATACTCTGGAAATCCTTGATCTTCTCTAGCACCTGTGGGTCATTAATAAAAACGTCAATAGGTTGATCACGCCTTATTGAGTTGCATTTTTGGCATGCTGGTACAATATTTCCTTTAACAAAGCGTCCGCCTTTAGCTGAGGGTACTATATGGTCGGCAGTAAGTTGAATAACGTCACCGCTCATTCCGCAATAAGCGCAGCGATTATTAAAAAACTTTATGCCGCACTCGTAGGCATCTTTATCCTTACTGGATAGCAGCAGCCCATCACGAATCGCTTTTTTGAATCCGCCTTTTCCAATGCCAAGCTTCTGAGTTAAGTTTGTTTTCCTCTTGGCCGTATTCTTCATGAAGGTCATTCCACCTTTCTGTACCACTGAGTATTTGCACTGTCTTTTTCTGTGGGTACTACACCTGGTACTTTCCCAGCGTTCACATAATTATAAAACGATCTTCCAAGAGCCAGTCGAACACCCTTGGAGATGCTAATCCAGTCGGTGCCGAATACTGCTTTGATGTTAAACGCAGTATCTTTCGGAATTCGGCCAGTGCGGATAAGCAACTCTTGGAACCACTGTTGGAACTCGGTATCCTCCAACACCTTGCTTTTGATGTAAAACGGAACAGTCACTCCCTCTTCTTGGGCTAAACGCTCGAGATCTGCAAATTCCTTATCTGTGAACGACACCTGAACCACTCTTGACATATAAAAACCACCTTCCACTTATCTTGTTCTGGTTTTTATTATAAACCTGCATGTTATTAAATGTCAAGCGGTTTTTATTAAAAACATTTAGGTTTTTATAAAATAAGCAAGCCCCTTTTATTGTACACCGACTCACCGCTATTTACAGATCCACAACGAATGGCTCGGTCTAGCGCCATAATGGATGCTACCGCGCCATCTATTCTTTCTGTACTCTTCTCCTTATCTGGCTTTATGTTTCCTGCCGGATCGGTCTTAATGTAGATGTTATCCATCATCCAACGGAGTACAGGGTGACCACCGTGGGCGATTTTCTGCTCAAGTGTCAGCTTCATCAGTTCCTTTGTAGGTGGAGACATATCTTTAAAGCCCTGTCCGAAAGGAACAACTGTAAACCCGAGACCCTCAAGGTTCTGTGTCATCTGAACAGCTCCCCATCGGTCAAAGGCAATTTCCCTGATGTTATACTTCATTCCGAGTTGCTCAATGAAGCTTTCAATAAAGCCGTAATGCACAACATTTCCTTCCGTCGTCATAAGGTGTCCCTGTTTTACCCAAAGGTCGTACTGGACATGATCACGACGTACCCGGAGATCAATGTTATCCTCCGGCATCCAGAAAAACGGAAGTATCTCATACTTGTCCTCCTCGTTCTGTGGCGGGAATACCAGCACAAAAGCTGTAATGTCCGTTGTAGAGGAAAGATCAAGCCCACCATAGCATACCCGCCCTTCTAAGCTGACAGCATCAACCGGGAATGCACAGGCATCCCACTTTGCCATTGGCATCCAACGTACAGCTTGTTTAACCCACTGATTAAGTCGGAGCTGTCTGAAGCTGTTTTCTTCGGCCGGATTCTGCTTTGCACTCTCACAGGCAGCCCGAACCTTATCAATTCCAACCGTTATTCCAAGGGAAGGATTCGCTTTCCTCCATACTTTTGGATCAGTCCAATCATCATCTTCCTTGGCACCATAGATCACGGGATAGAAAGTAGGATCATGCTTTCTGCCTTCTATAATGTCCAGCGCCTTTTGGTGTGTTTCGTAGCAAATACTCTGTGTATCTGATCCCGCCGTGGT